TCTCCAATTATAATTTTATCTAATTCACCCGAATCAGAAAAAGGTAAACAATTCGTAGTTGAAAATTTAAATACGGATTATAGTTCATTATATTTAACAAGCGAACAAAATATTCCTACTTTATTATTAGGCGATTCCAATTCTAGAAATCCGTTAAGTTGTTTTTTGCCAGCAGAATCTCAATTTAATAAATCGCAATTTATCGGAGTTGCTGATAGAGTTATATTAAAAGCAAAAACGGATATTGCAATTATAGATTCGCCATTAGGCATCGTTTTAAATACTACCGGAGAAGTTAAAATTGGTAGCGACGATGCTGCTGAATCTTTAGTTCATGGTGACGTGTTATTAAAAATATTACAAAAACTTATTAATCAACTTTTATCTGGAGTGCAAGTTGGTGACACATATGCTCCCACCGGTGGATATGCGAACGGCGGCCGATTTGCACAAGAAGCACAAGATTTATTGCAAGAACTTTTAAGTTCGACTTATTTCATTAAAAAGAATACATATTAAGGATAGTTATGCCATCAATAGTACCACCTTTAGACTTTATACCGAAATTACCAGGTTTGGGCGCCGAACGCGTTGCGCAAGAAATAGATACACAAATAGATTCGTTATTAGAAAAAACATCGACTACTATTCAAGAAACTATTAAATTACCATCGAATTGTAAATGTGATGATCCTAGGATAAAAAAAATAAAAGAACAATTAGCACAAATACAAGAACAAATAACAGCTTTGCAAGAAAATATACCAAAAATACAACAAACTATCGATACAGTAAAAACTGTTATTAATACAGCACAAGCTATTAAAGCTACTATAACTGCTACACAATTATCTATTCCGGCAACAGCTGGATTATTTGTTGCACAACAATTAATGGCAATTCAAGATGCTACAATTGTTAATGCATTAGCTTCATTGCAACAATTTTCAACTATACCAAATACATTAACATCAAAATTAAATGTATTAGTCCCGCCATTATTAGGTGCGTTATCTAAAGTTTCCGGAATTTGTGATGGAGATGTAGATGATTTAGTTTTACCGGAATCTGTTGCAAATGATAGACTTAATAATTATAATGATGCATTACAAAGTGAATTTTATAATGAATTAAACGTTTCTGATTCTGATTTAACAGACAGATCTTCTAATATTAAAAATTTAATCGATCAACAAAGAGATTTATTAACTTCATTGCAAGAAGCTCCTAGCAAAGTATATCAAGAACAAGGTATACCGGATGCAAATTTAGGTAAACCAGGTGATTTTTATGTAAATTTAGATACATCTCAGGTATATGGACCAAAATTATCTGCAACAGAATGGGGGCAACCTATAAATTAATATTTACAATATTTATATAAAATAATATACTATGGATTCAAAAACATTGATAAAAGCACTTAAAGTTGCCGTACGTGAGGTTATTAAAGAAGAATTAACTGAAATTCTTCGCGAAGGTTTACAATCTACTATTACAGAAATGAAACAGCCTGTTCGTACTGCAAATATGCCGGGACACAGAAACCCGCCAGCGCCGCCAAAAAGAAAAGCTCCGGTACAGTTTACAGAAAATAAATGGGCATCTATTTTAAATGAAACCGATCCATTATCTGAACAAACACCTTTAGCGATGAATAGTTTTAAAGAAATAATGCAAGAAGGTATGGATGAAATTCGTATGTCGTCAGCAGATGCACAAGGATTTGGCATGCTCCGTCAAAATATGAAACAAGCTATGGGATTAGAACCACAAGTTCCGACAATAATGGAAGATCCGGAAGATGGCAAAGTTTATGAAGTAAAACCGGAAGTTCAACAAGCATTAACTAGAGATTATTCGGCTTTAATGAAAGCGATTAATAACAAGAAAAACTAAAATGGGATATAGAGTACAGCCTATACAAACTAATTTTGCTAATGATAATATAGCTTTAGGCATCGAAGTTAGATTCGATCAGCCTGGCGTTTTTACATCGGTGTACTCTACAGAACAACAAGCATTAAATAGTTTAAAAAATTTATTATTAACTAGAATTGGCGAACGATACGAAAATCCTACATACGGAACTAATTTGTTGGATATAATATTTCAACCCAATATTGATGAATTAAAATCAGATATTATTGATATTATTACGATAGCCGTAAATCGTTGGTTACCTGAAATAACATTAGAAAATATAGATGTAACAACTAACGAATCAGATCCGACATTAAATTCTGATGTTAAAGTCAGTATAACAATTTCAGTTAAAGAAAGAATTTTTAGTATTGTTATCAATGCAAACGAAACCGGTCAATTAACTGTAGAAGCTGGATAAGGAAAATATGGATACAAAAAAAGATATATCATATATTAATAAAGATTTTAATCAATTTAAAAGAAATTTAATTGATTTTACAAAACAATATTTTCCTAATTCGTATACTGATTTTAATGAATCATCTCCTGGTATGCTTTTTATAGAATTAGCATCATATGTAGGAGATGTTTTATCTTATTACACAGATGTTAATTTAAAAGAATCTTTATTAGAACAGGCATCCGAACGAGGAAATATTTATGATTTAGCACGTGCATTAGGTTATTCTCCAAAAAACGTAATACCAGCACACGTAACGTTAGATGTATTTCAATTAGTACCGGCAGTTGGATCTGGCGTCAACGTACAACCTGATTATAATTACGCACTTTCTATAAAATCTGGTATGCGAGTAAAACAAAGTGACGGTCCTGCAGTTTTTAGAACATTAGAATCTGTAGATTTTAAGTTTTCATCGTCATTTAACGCAACTGAAGTAACAGTGTATGAAAGCAATCCCGTTACAAAACTTCCTACATATTATCTTTTAAAAAAACAAGTACGTGCGGTATCTGGCGATGTAAAAACCGCAACATTTACATTTGGAACTCCCATTGCATATGATAAAATAGTATTGCCAGAAACTAATATCATCGAAATAATATCAGTTTCAGAATCAGATGGCGATAATTGGTATGAAGTTCCATTTTTAGCACAAGATACTATATTTGAAGCAGTTCCAAATCTAGCAGAAAATGATCCAGATTTATATCAATATCGTTCTTCATCTCCTAGTTTATTAAAATTAAGAAAAACTGCAAAGCGTTTTATATCTAGATTAAGAAGTGATAACAAACTAGAATTGCAATTTGGATCTGGTATTTCTGATAATAATGATGAGGAAATAGTACCAAATCCGGATAACGTAGGAAATGGATTAGCTGGCTTTAGAAGAGAGGTTGATGTTGATATCGATCCTTCAAACTTTTTATACACTCGCACTTATGGACAAGCTCCTTCGAATACTACATTAACTGTAACATATACTGTTGGTAATGGATTAACAGACAATGTGCCAGCAAATGTGGTATCTAACATTCTTTTTGTATCATACAATGAAGACGTTAATACATCATTAAATGCAGGAATGCTTAACTTTGTTAAAACCACAGTAGCTGTTACTAATAATATTCCGGCATCGGGTGCAAAAACTGCAGATACATTACAAGATATAAAAAATAATGCTTTAGCTAACTTTGCAACACAAAATCGTTTAGTTACTAGAGAAGATTATATTATACGTGCATATTCTATGCCATCCAAATTTGGTAGCGTAGCTAAAGCATATATAGTTCCCGATGATCAGATTGCACAACAAGATTATCAAGAAAATAAAATACCAAATCCGTTTGCGATGAATATGTACGTGTTAGGATATAATCAATCTAAACAATTGGTAGAATTAAATAATGCAATCAAAGAAAATTTAAAAACGTATTTAGGTTATTATCGTATGTTAACTGATGCAATTAATATTAAAGATGCATATATAATTAACATAGGAGTACAATTTGAAATTTCAGTATTATCTAATTACAATAGTAATGAAGTATTACTTAAATGTATTAATGCCGTAAAACAACATTTTGATATCGATCGTTGGCAAATAAATCAACCAATAATAAAATCGGATGTTAGTAATATCATTGCAAATATTAAAGGCGTTCAATCTGTAGTACGAGTGAATTTCAATAATTTATACGAATCAGCGCAAGGTTATTCCGGAAATGTATATGATTTAATTTCTGCAACAAAAAATGGCGTTATTTATCCATCATTAGATCCTAGTATATTTGAAGTTAAATTTCCAAATTTAGATATT